CTGATTGTTTTTCTGCTGTGGTATATTCGTTTTCTGCAGCATATTTAACACCAGTAACTATACTTAATGTTGATGGTATTATTCTTTCATTATTGCTATTTTGCTTTTGTACCAACTTTTCATAGCAAGTAATACTAAATGGTGAAACTGCTCTATCATTATTTCTTAGTCCACCACAACCAGACCAAAGTGTTTCTCTGGAGAAGAGAGTATTCTTTTCAGCAGACCCACTGACGATGTTATTTTCTAAATCTCTAAATTGGAAATCTGTAAATGTCTTACTCTTATCCCATAAGAACCATATTCTTCTAAATGCACCACTGTTATGATCCCAACAATTAGGATCTTTTCTTTGTGCAAATGGGTAATAAGGATTCTTTAACGGATCTTGTTCTACTGAAGGAACACATTCAGGATCATCAATTAAAGTTGGTTGACCGTTTACGACTGCAGTTACTTTAATTTTTTCTGGTGCATTTATGAATCTCTCTGCCTCTGAAGCAGTTACCCAAGGTTCGTAAACCCATTTACTATTTAATGAATCATAACGAGGTGCACCAGTGATATAAACATCACCACAACGAACACAGTTGCAATCAATATTATATTTTAATTTTGTTGTTTGACCTATTGCATCAACACCACATTTATTCCAGAAAGGAGAAACAAGTGCAAATTCATTTATTGCAGATGTTACTGTTTCAAATTCTGCATTTGCTTTTGCTTCTAGGCACTGTATACAGTCGCCATAATTGAATGTTGATGATAGCCCTAAATCTGTATATGTTGCTTGTTTAAATCCCTTATCCTTTGTAGCAGTTGTAGGACCACCGAGAATAAATTTACCGGGTGTTTCATCTGTGTATGTTTTTGGGAAATAACAGTCAATACCATCTGTAAATATTTTACCAATGACATCACCAACAATTGAGAATTTCAATTTAGACAATTCTGTTTTGTCAATATCTTTTAGTTCTGTTGCTTTTAAATTATCATAGAAAGTGGTTGATCGTGTTATGTTTCTACTTGTATCTGCAAACTTTAAGAACTTATCAATTGCTCTATTTGGTTTATAAGAATTCTCATTACAAGTCTCACATCTGGTTTCAGTTGTACTACTTCTCTTACCACTACTCGATAAACAATTTGTTTCTCTTAAGAAATCAGCATCACCAAAATCAACTGATGTTCTTATTGTCTTGCAGTTGGCATAACCAGTTTGTTCTGTTTGTTGTTCTGGTGAAAAATTATTAATTGATAGAGTTGGGTTTAGTGGTACTATTTGTTCTTTTGTCAAATTAATACCCGCTGCAATGATTTGTGCGGGATCATAGATTTGATAAAATTTTCTCTTTGGTGTACCTGCCTCAAATCCTGTAAACGCCCACACAGAACCGAAACTTACTTCTCCATAGACTAATAGCGGATTATCACCAGTTTCTCTTTGAAGATCGCCTACCTGCCAGCAACCAACTATTTCACCATTCTCACAACTGACTGCACACTGATACAATCTATTTGCACCGTGGCATGGTTCAAATCCTAACCAATAACCACTCATTGCAAAGAACTTGTTATAACTTACTTCACCATTCTGTCCTGGGAATCCTTTCCAACCACCATCAAGTACAGCATCATTTACATTTAAATCTACATTGTACTTTTTATATTCAACATAAGAATCAGAATAGTAGTAATCAGTCTTGCCTGTTGCAATATCATTATCAATTACAGGCATTCCACCACCATAATTTTCACTTCTTTCTTCTGATAAAAGATAATCCATGTCATAATTTATTCTTTGTAAAAGAATGTCAGCAAGACATGTTAATTTTTTATCGGTAAATGGCGTGAACAATGGTTGTTCACACTCACCACAACTTGGGATATAATTAAATCCTTTTGTGTAGTCTGTACATCCTAAAGAAGTACAGCGATTGAAACTTGCTTGATACGCAGGATCTCTATGAGCATCTGCCTCTAGCACATCCTCAACTCTTGGTGTTTGATAAATTGAAATATCAGTTCTAGACTCTACTCTTGTTTTGAATATAGGAGTAGTTTCCTCGATAGTTACAAAGAATGTGCTTAGGTCTACTGTTGCCATATTATCTTGAGATTGCTGGTGTTACTATAAATCTACCTTGTAAAATTCTGAACACTACTGTATCTTTATCCAATCCTTCCGATATAGCAGTATAGTTTGGTTCACCTGTAGTTGGTTTTTTATAATAAACTAATTCAAGATCATAAAGATAATTACCATAATCAATTCTTCTTGTATTGAATGATGATAGGGATATCTTTATATTTGGAGTTGCTTTACCATCTGACCCTGCAGCACCATTTGATAAAGTTAGATCGATTGCAGTGCTTCCTACTGGTTTCCAACTTTCGCCAAACAAACCAACAGGTCCAGAGTCAGTTACATTTACAGGGTTTAATTCAACTAATGCTGCATTTACTGAATTACGAACTTGCATTTTAGCAAATACGCCAATTCCGTTGGTTGAACCAAGAACATCTTCGAATCCTTCAGGTGCTAGTACTGTATCTTTTAAATCAACAACATTACCATTTCTGTCTTTAAATTTTAGTTTTAGTCTGTAACTAGAACCTTCTTCAATTGTTATATCATAATAGGCTGCTGGCATCGAATGTAGTTCCTCCTGTAGTAGCAGGTTGAGCACTTGCTCCTGTATTTATACCGGGTTGTTGCCCTGTATCGCCTGCTTCACCTGTAGGTGTTCCTTCAGGAGTTAAACCCATTGCTGCTGCTGCTTGTTGTTGTTTTTGAAGTTGTACTTGTTGTTCTTCTGAGATTTCTGCATCCATTTGTGCAATTTCATCATCAGTTTGACGAAGCAGATTCTTTCTTAGCCATTTATCAGAATAGAACTTACCAGAATAATCTGCTGCATCACGAAGAATAGCAATACGATCTCTTAATATTTCAGCTTGCTTGGATTCTGCAAAATAAGAATCTGTAGCAAATTTGAAATCTATTTTTTGATAAATTCTCTTCCAATCTTCATCACTCATTATTTGTTTTGCTAATAATTGAGTTCTTAAGAAGTTTAAGAATAACTCACTAAATTTGCTTCTTAGTCTGTTTATAAATTTAGCATATTTTAGTTCATCACGAGTAATTTCTGAAGCACGACCCATATTGAATCCATTTTCCGATTGCAATCTGCTTGCAGGTATGTTCAATGCTTTATATAATTTCTTCAAGAAATATTCAACATCTGCCATCTCTCCTAAGTTTTGACCACCGGGCAGAGTTGTAATTTCAGTTCCACGACCACCTTCACGACGGGGTAGCCAATAATCTTCCAACATACTCATATGCTTACGGTCATCACGGAGTTCGCCTGTATTTGCATCATAAACAATCTTATTTCTAAAACGATTCATCTGATCGCGTAAGTATTGCTCTGCTTTATTCTTTGGTAGAGAACCGACATCGATATAGAATACACGACGCTCTGGTGCTCTAGACCAACGATAAATGACTGTAGCATCTTCAACCATTCTTAGGAGGTTAAGTGGTTTAATTGCCTTGTGTAGCCATCCAACAACTCTTTTACTTGCATAATCAAATAATCCAGAATGTATATAATTGATACTATCTGTAGAAATTCTAAGACCCTTTGTATCATATGGGTTTAGTTTTTCATAATTTGAAAATACATAATACTCATCAACACTTTGGATGATTGGTACATTTCCTAGTTTGTTATCTCTCTTTACTTCACGAATCTTCTTAATTAAAAGAGGATCAATTAAGCGAACTTCTTTTAGTCCTTCTGCTGGATCGTCGTGAAGTATGTGATGGTAATATAGTCTACCATCAACATACCATTTTCTAAAAATCTCTTGACCTTTTCTTGCAAAATCCAAAAGGCTCAAAATGCTATCAAACTCTTCAAACATTATTTGTTTGATTTCATTTGGAACTTGTACTTTGTCCAAATCTAATTGAACAGTTGTCCCCTTTGCATCTTCTGTTATGGCTTCATTGACGACATCATCAATTGCCATATCGACTTCAGCATTCAAGGACATCTCACGATATTTTTTAATTAAATCGACATCGGCTTTTAGGGTTCCGTCCAAGTCAATGTACATACCCTGAAACCCGCCAGTTTCAACAACACTTGCACCGTCCTCTAAATTACGAGGTACAAATGACTCGACTGTATCAGGTTCCTTGTTCTTTTTGCCAAATGAAAATCCAAATAATTCAAACGCCATAATATAAATCCTTATTTAAAAAATACCGAATCAATTCAGTATCAGGTTGAGATTCCAAACCCGAAACTGGTTGACCCTGTATTTATACCGAATCCGATTGAAGTGTTTCCTCCACCTGCACCGGCGAACGCACCACTTCCTTGTCCACCCACACCGACTGCTGCACCTGAGCCTAATCCATAACCACCTAGACCGGGTACACCAAATCCGAATGGAGCACCAGCACCAGCAGCAGCAACTGCGCCTGGTCCTACTGTTGCACCTGCAACATTTGCTCCATTGACTTGGAATGGTGATGAACTTGTTACGAAGTATGAATATTTGAATACAACTTGGAAATCAGATACTGTGTCGTTTTGATCATATCCTAATTGGACTGATGCGATGTTATCTGGCCAGAGATCGAAGAATTGATACCACTTAACAACTCTGTATGATCTGTCTAGTTGTGCTACGGTTGCTGAACCGAATGCACCACGAGGATTTGGAAATGGTGTTGAGTTACCAGCATATGAATTAAACAATTCATTCCAGTATTCAAAAACATTTCTTAGTGTCATTCCTTGATCATTGATGATGTCGATTGTCCAATCTTCAAATTGACGATCACCGGGATACTTTGCCATACGACCGAGGTATGGAACATTTACTTCACCAAGAATTGATGAAGGTAGAGTAGCAGCCTTGCAGTAAAATTGAAGTTGTGGTAGTGGACCGACAGGGCATACCAAATTTACAGAGTAAAGGTTTGGTCTTGAGCCACCGTCGAAGTTTGACATAAATGAGTTGATTGACGAGTCAGCCATTTTTTATTTTCTCCTTGATTCCTCTTTTATTTATATGCCTTTTTTGAAATTATCCACCGAATTCTGCGAAGGTTACTCCGGTTGGTGTAGCAACGAAGTTTAGACGGATGAAGTTGATACTTCTTGCTGGTGCAATGAAGATATCAGCAACGAATTGGTTTTGATCAATTACACTTGGTGGGTTGTTTGATTCATCGCAAACTACTGCGTATGAACTTACACCACGCT